AGGCTGCTCGCCATTTCAAGCGTTACGATTCTCCGCTCGGTGTCGCCGGCTTCGGTGACTTCGGTGTGGTGCGCGTCAGTCGGTTCCTAGATGCTGACGTGCAGATGCTTGTTGAGCCATATAAAAAAATGAGGCTGTTCCGTTGACCGCGACGGTAGGGCAAGTCAAGACGGCGCTAGCTACTGCTGCCGCGACGATTACGGGACTACGCACGTACGATCGGCAGCCGGACAATCTGAACGCACCATTTGCTTTCCCTTCGCTTCAGTCGGTCGATTATCACGGAGCTATGGGCGCCGGGTCGATCCTTCAGACGTATACGCTGACTGTCGTCGTCGGTCGCGCGTCAGAGCGCGCAGCAGAAGACCTGCTCGATACTTATCTATCTTACGGGTCTGGTGGCATTCGTGCCGCTATTGAATCTGACACCAGTCTTGGGGGAGTCGTGCAGACCTGCATCGTTGAATCGGCCGGCACGATCGGCACCATTGACGGCAATGACACGCTGTATTTGATGGTTGAGTTTCGCGTACTCGTCTACACATAAGGAGTTTGACGATGGCAAAGTTTATCGTGGCACCCGGCTTTGTTGTTGGGGGCAAGACTGAGGGACAAGAGGTCAAGACGTCCGATGTGGATCGTTTGGACATCATGATTGAATCAGGGCGCGTGGTTGTCAAAGCCGCAGAATCGTCGTCTACAATGAAGACACAACCCGACGTGTCCGGCTCCGAGGAGGAGTAAAACCATATGGCCAAGCTCGTTCTCACCAACTCGAACATCACCATCGGTGGCACGGACGTGTCGGCGAATGTCGCCAGCGTTCAGATTGAAACTTCCGTTGACGAGGTTGAAACGACTGCATTCGGTCCGGGCAACGGCAAGACGCGCGTCGGTGGCCTGCTCGATACCACGATCTCGCTCGACATGCACAACGACTACAGCGCCATCGAGGGTCTCGTCTACCCGCTGATTGGCAGCACGACGACCGTTGTTGTCAAGCCGAACGGTACGGCAGTCTCGACCACGAACCCGAGCTACACGGCTACCGTCCTCGTTACTGGCTGGAGTCCGGTCAATGGTGCCGTCGGAGAGCTGAACACAGTATCGATCTCATGGCCCGTTTCGGGAACTGTCACAAAAGCAGTTGCTTAGTCTGACCGCGTAATCTCTACGCCCGGGGAGGGCTGGCATGGAACTACAATTCAAGATCAAAGAAACAGGCAAGGACAGCGTGATTGTCCGCGCCGCGTTGGTCGATATCGTCGCATGGGAGGATCGCTTTGAGCGACCATCTTCGACAATGGGTGGCGATTCGATCTTCGCGCGCGACTTCGTTTGGCTAGCTTGGCATTCGCAGAAGCGCACGGGTGCAACCAATCTTGACTTCATGGATTGGGTCGCCACGCTTGACGAGATCGAGGGCGCCGAAGAAACGACGCTTGTCCCTTTGGAGAGTCCAGCAGTCATTGGCTCATCGCCAGTCTCGCAGTAGAAACGGGCATCGCGCCTAGCGTGCTGATGCTCGAGTCTGAGCGCATGATCTGGACAATGCTGGGATATATTCGCTGGCGAAGCGTTCACGCGAACCGGTAGACTGACTCTATGGCTACGCAGCAAATACGTGGCTTAGATGACGCGCTGAAGACTCTTCAGAAGATGGATCCGGTTCTTCGCCGCGAAGCTGTCAAACGCTTGAAGGGCGACGTGCAGCCGATCGTGTCGGCTATCAAGGCGGGGATACCACAGGCTCCATTGTCTAACTGGGTCGCGCCTAAGCAGTCGAGCGCTCGGCGCGGGACTGTTTCTGCGGGTCGCAGCGGAGCGGCCGGGACACCCTACTGGCAGGCTGGCAAAGCGAAGAGTGGCGTCCGCGCGAGCGTAAAGAAGCAGAGCGCTCGCCAGATGAAAGGCAAAGCAATATTGGTGAGCGTACGCCAGTCGAATGGTGCCGGCGAAGTATTCGACATGGCCGGCAAAAAGACCAATAGCGTCTTTACCCGTAACCTGACTGCTAAGTGGGGCGGACCATCGCGTTTGATGTGGCCGACTGCCGAGAGGCACAAGCCGGCGGTTGTCGCGTCGATCAATAAGAGTGTCGTGAATATGTCCGACATCATCAATGAAGAGCTGCGGCTTCGCGGCTATTCGCGTTCTGCTCCGCGTGCGTCTGGTCATTTCCGCTAGGTATAGGCAGGTAGAATAGACTCATGGCTATTGTAATTCCGATTGGCGTTGATACCTCCGGTCTATCGCGCGGACTCTCGCAAGGCACTAGCGGACTCCGCAAGTTTGGCAAGATGGCTGCCATTGTCGGCGGCGCAGCTGCGCTAGGTGGACTTGTTGCCACGCTGAAGATCGGCGTCGATGAGTTCATGGGCGCGCAGAAGGTGTTGGCGCAGACGGGTGCGGTGCTGAAGTCAACGGGCGGCGCGGCGAATGTGACGAGTAAGCAGATCACCGACATGTCAACGAGTCTCATGAAGTTGACTGGAATCGATGACGAGGCGATCCAATCCGGCCAGAACTTATTGTTGACGTTCACCAAAATTCGCAACGAGACTGGTGCCGGCAATAAGATCTTTGATCAAGCTACGCTGGCCATGACGAACCTATCTGTTGCGATGGGTAAGGATATGAACTCGTCAGCGATCCTCGTTGGCAAGGCGCTCAACGATCCCATCAAGGGTGTCGGCGCTCTATCGAAAGCCGGCGTGCAGTTTACGGCATCGCAGAAAGATACGATCAAGTCTCTCGTTGATTCTGGCAATGTCATGGGCGCACAGAAGATGATCTTGAAGGAGCTGGAGACACAGTTTGGCGGGAGCGCGAAAGCCGCCGGCCAGACGTTGCCGGGTCAACTCAACATTCTCAAGGAAACTTTCCGCAACCTGTCTGCTGATCTAATTACGACATTCATCCCGTATGTCTTTCGCGCTACGCAATCCCTCTTGACCTTTGTGCGTGGCTTCGCCAAGCAGCCAACACTCACGGCCAAGGTTGACTTTGTTGTTGGGGCATTTCAGAGTCTTTTCTGGAATGGTGTTTCGACGATCTCGGACTGGTGGCAGAAGCGCAAGGTTACGTTTGAGGATAATCCTGCGAACCGTCTGAAGGTGACGATCACGCCATCGGGCGAAGAGCAGCTGAACACACTCTTTGAGGATCTAAAAAAGAAGCTTGACAAGAAGGCCGACACACTCGGCAAGGCGCTAGGTAAGAAACTTGTCAAGGGGATCTTTGGTGGTGGCAAGGATCAGGCTAGCGAGTCTGGGGATCAGTTTATTAGTGACGTATTTGTGGCGCTGTTGGTCAACAAGCCAGCGCTAGATCTTGGCAAGCGCGTCGTGCTGGCAATCTTTGAGGGGATGCGCGAGCAATTCAATCAGTCTTTGACTGACAATCCTTTGGGAGTCTTCCTGCGTAGTTTGGGTGCGGTGACTGGTCCAATTGGTTATAACCTCGGCACTACGATTGCAGACCAAATTGAGCAAGGCCAAAACGACAGGCTGCCAAAAGCAAGAAAGGCTTTCATAGGAGCGATCACGAAGACGGTGCGCGATGCCGTGAACGCTGCGCGTCAAGGGCTTGCTGGGCTTGGTTCATCGCTTGGGGGGATGCTCTCGACGATCACGGGTACATCGTCTGCCGATGCGAAGCGTGCTGCCGAGATTCGTAAACAGCAAAAGGCTGAGGCGGCCACGCGTGAGGGTAATCGCTTGCAGCTCGTGAAGGATTCTGCCGTTACCGATGAGGAAATTGCGCAGGCCAATCAGGACTTGCAGGACTTCAAGCTTGAACAGGAAGCGAGTGCTGCTGAGGATCGCGTGGCAATCGCACAGTCTGCCAATCAGCGCTCAATCGATAATCTGATTGAGTCGTTCAACCGGGGCGAAATTAGCGCGCAGGCTTTCTCGACTGGTCTAAACTCGATCATTGGTGCCGATCGGGGCGGGGAACTTGGTGCGGCTTTTGCTGGCGCGTTTGCACGCGAGCTTGATTCGATCATTGCCGCTGCCAATGATATTCAGAGCGTGATCAATAAGGGTGGACAGAAGCTACCAATTACGGGTGAGATGGGAACGCCGGCAGCGGATGCAGCTCGTGCCGCCCATGCTGAGTGGAAGTCTGCGCGCGATGCTCGGCTGAAGACTGCGCGTGATGCTCGCCGCACTAAGGGATCGGACGGCGGCACGAAGATCACGGATGCCGAACAGCGGCAGATTGACAAGATCATGGCTGGATATGACAAGGCGAACCCAGAGCCAATCCGCATGGCTGCCGGCGGCATCTTGAAGCGTCAGGTTTTCACGGCTGGCGAAGCTGGTCGTGAGGCTGTCATCCCGCTTGGCTCGAGCGAAGCTATGGGGATCATGCGCGACGCGCTCGGAGGTGGCGGCGGAGGTGGCTCGACGTATAACCTTGTGATCAATGCTGGTCTTGGCACGAATCCTGACGAGCTTGGCCGCGTGATCGTCGAGTCAATCAAGAAGTTTGAGAAGCGCAACGGGCAAGTCTTTGCTGGTCCACAGATTCAAGCTACCTCGGCTGGTGTCTCGACCAATGGTGGAACGCAGACGCGCAATCTAAGGAAGAACTAGGTTGGCTACGCCGAGCCTGCTAGTCCAGATCGGCTTCGACACGTCGAGTCAGGGCGGTCCGTTCTTTCTGTGGGCTAACGGGACGGCGACGAATACGCCAGAGGCTATAGCTGCGAATCCGCAGAGCATCTTTGACAACACCGAATACCGATTCGGCGGAACGCTGAACTATGACGTGACGACTCGCGTCCGCTCCGTGTCGATCACGCGCGGCAGGTCGCGCGAGTTGGATCGTTACCAGACCGGCGTTGCCAACATCACATTCAACAATCAAGACCGCGCATTCGATCCGTTCTACACGTCCAGTCCGTACTACCCGGATATCAAGCCGCGCCGGAACGTGACGATCTCGACGATCACGGGCGCGTCAACGGCTGTCCAATTCACCGGCATCATCGAAGACTGGGGACTCGATTACAACGTCAGCGGCGAGTCTACAGCTGGCGCGGTTGCTGCTGATGGATTCATCACGTTCGGCGGTCAGCAGATTGCAGCGCACACGGCAACGAGTCAGACATCTGGCGCGCGTATCGCGGCGATCCTGAACCGCAGCGAGATAGACTGGCCGACAACCTTGCGGAATATTGACACGGGCGCACAGACACTACAGGCCGACGTTGTAGATGCCGGCACAGATGCGCTTGGTTACTTGCAGCTGATCGAGGCGAGCGAGCCGGGACAGCTCTTCATGTCTAAGTCGAATGCCGTTACCTTCAAGAATCGCAACTCTGGAGCTACGATCGGCACCGTGACGTTCTCGGACGCCGGCGGCACCACGATTCCATACACGGACATTACCGTTTCATACGGCACCGAGCTGCTCTATAACCGGGTCAACATTGCGCGGCTGGGTGGCTCGATCCAGACGGCTGCCGGAAGCGCGTCGCAGAGTGAGTACGGGATCACGTCGCTGGACTACAACGGCCTGCTGATCGACACGGACGCTAACGCGCTCGCCCTATCCCAATACCTAGTCGGCAAGTATGACGAGCCGGATCTGCGCTTCGACACGATGACGGTCGAGCTGGCTGGACTCGGCACGGCTGACCAGTCGAAGGTTCTCGGCTTGGAGATCGCCGACATCATCTTGCTGGAGTACCAGCCGAACCGGATCGGCGCGCGGATCTCGAAGAACGTGCAGATCATCGGCATCCGCAACGACATCCGCCCAATGTCGCACAAGGTCACGTTCTCGCTGGCGTCGACGGACACGGCTGCGATGGTCTGGGCGGGTGGTACCGTGACAAGTGGCACGGCAGTCGCGGCGCAGTACCCGTTTAGTATTATTGGCACGTCGACATTCGGACTCTAGAGGCAGGTAGAATAGACTCATGGCGTATGTAACTCCGGGAACTGTGGCAGCTGGCGATGTAGCGACGGCAGCCGCGTGGAATGTAATCACGAATGATGTGATTGATCATGAGACTCGGATCAATAACTCCGGCATGGTCTTGATAGCGTCCGGCACCGTATCCAACGCTTACCAGACTTTCACTTCCGTCTTTAGCGCAACATATGAAAACTATTTCGTTACGTTTCGCGGAACCTGTCCACAGTCAGTGACGAATTTTGACTGTCAACTAATGAGTGGGGCAAGCCTTATTTCAACCAACTACACTAATCAAAACTTGCTCACGACAGGTGCATCGATAACGGCTAATGCAGCGGGGACGACCTCGGCAAACATTGGTGCTATTTCTACGTCAATATCATCTGCGTCACTATATATTTATGGTCCCTTCCTAGCATCCCAAACAGTCTTTGAAGGGTCTACTGTCATGTCTGGTCGCCTTGATAGAGCGGGTGCTGCACACTCGCTCGCTACGTCGTATGACGGCATCAAATTCACAGCCGACATATCACAAGTAACTAGATTCCTAACCGGAACATTCAGGGTCTACGGACTCAGATAACCCCACCCGTCACGCTCGGGGAGTTGGGGATTCGTGTCGAGTCGCAAGCAACCCGGCGGGAGACGCTAGGTTAGGCTGTTGTTACTGGTCCGTGATTGCGAGCAAAAACAACAAAAGGAACATTTGCAGTTGCGATGAGTGCTTTATTTGCTGCGCTGGTTGTTCGATATCTTAGGCGTAGTAAAACATTGCCACCAGAAATATCACCCGCGACAACGGTATAAAAAAACGATCCTGATATATCGGATTGAATACCGTTGTTACCGAGCCACGCCCCCACACCTTCTAGCGTTGACGCGGTTACGGTTGTGCCAGTCGCAAACGAGTTGACAGGTGAACTAGAAACTACGGTTACTACATCGAGACAACACTGCACTGCGTCAGCGTTCCAAGTACCAGAAAGAGTCGCTTCGATCACGTCACCGGTGCTGGCAGATAGCGTCAAATCAAGTCCGGTGTCAACATTTGCCCAACTGGTGCTATTGAGTGTGAGGTTGCCTGTGTTTCTTCGCGCAGTAGCAAACCGATTCTGGTAGGAGCGCCCGTCAATCACATCATTCGTCAACACATTCCACGCGGCTGCCGTCGCTACATCGCCAGCTGCCAGCACGTGAACCTTGCCACGAAGTCCATTACACTACGGTCATGTCTGATGCCGAAGTTGAGCGTTTGTATCGGGCGATGGAAGCGTTGCGTATTGAGGTCGTGCAGTATCGAGCGGATCTCAATGGTCGGCTGCGTACGCTAGAGGTTCACTCCGCAGAGATCGATGCGCGCGAGGATCAGCGCACAATGACGCGGAGTGTGACGCTTGCGTATATCGCCGGCATCGCCGCGCTGACCGGTATCATTAGTGCTGTCGTCACGAATCTACTGTAGGGAGACACAATGCAGATCAGTCCGAAAGTCACCGCCGCCGCTCTTGCTGCCGCGCTCGTCACGATCATCGTCTGGGGCGCCAGTCTCGCCGGCGTCGAGATCCCAACCGTCGTGCAAGGCGCGATCATCACGATCCTCGTTGCCGCTGCTGGCTACGTCGTACGCGATCCCGCCCGATCGTGAAGATCCTCCGCCTGACCTCGCCCCTGACCGAAGGTACCGGCGTCGCCCTAGCGCAACAGCACCTCGTCAAGTATGGCGTACTGGCAAAGACCGCCGTAGACGGCATCTACGGGCCTGTGACGGCGAACGCAGCAAAGCGAGCCAAGTACCTGTTGGGCTATGCAGACACCGCAGGAACGTACGACGCCACCTTGCAGGCGTACATGGGCGGCAAGACGAAGACGACGGTAGCGATGCGCGCTCGAGCAGCTGCACGCAAGCGCAAGCCGCTGCCATCGCTGACTCTGGGAGAGCGTGCCGCTGACCGAATGGTTAGCTGGTACGTGGCGCGCTGGAGTGAGAAGCCGGCCGGGTCGAATGTCGTGCCGCAGCTGTCTCTGCTTTGCAAGGACATGAAGCTTGCTGCGTACTATTACCAGATGGGCTACGCATGGTGTTCCCTTGCGGTCTTCACAGCCTTCCTTGCCGAAGGATCAACAGCTGGCAAGTATGGTCTACGTGAGGGCAAATACAACGCGCTCTACACGCCGGAGATTCGCGCGGTCGCCGAGCGTGGCGCCTTCGGACTCGCGTCCCAATCCAAGACCACCATCGTCAAAGGAACCGCGCTGCTGTTCGACTTCGGCGGATCAAACGGCTCGGAGGTCGACCACATCGGCATCGCGCTCGGCAAGCCGGGTCAAGTCGTCAAGGCTGGCGGTAAGACGTGGCGACCCGGCAAGAACTCGGTCGTCACCGTCGAAGGTAACACGTCCTACGACGACTCTGGTAGTCAGTCCAATGGTGGCTGCGTTGCGATCCGAACGCGCAGCTTGAGCGTCATCCGCGCAGCGGTACGCGTACAATAACGGACGACACGACCGGGAGGGTTTCGGTATGGGACTGCTAGACGAGATCGGCGCGGCAACGAAGTCGAGACATCGGCCATGCATCGTGGCGGACATTCTTGACGATCTACCAATCGAGGACGCACGCGAACTACAGCAAGCGCTCGACAACGCGGCGATGACTCATACCGCGATCACGCGCGTCCTCGTCAACCGTGGCTACCCGGTCGCGCCTAACGGGAAGCAAGTGGCGAATCATCGCCACGGGTCTTGTCAATGTCGAGCTTAGGCGCAGAAGTCGCGCTCGAAGTCCGCTGTGACGAACTAGCGCAAACGTGCGCGCATTTGCAGCGTCAACTTGCACGCGCCAAGGGCAAGTCTGCGGATCTGGTCGAAGCGGTCGAGCGTGCCGCGCTAGAGTCGGCAAGCATCGCCGGCCGTGGCAAAGCAGTCAAGGGTCCGAAGCGTGACAAGCGACCCGGCGGAGAGGTGGCGCTGCTTCATCTGACGGATTGGCAGCTTGGCAAGCAGACGGAAACGTATGACACGGAAGTGTGTCGTGAGCGCGTGATGGTTGCTGTAGCAAAAGTGCTACGGCTGACGCAGATCCAACGTGCAGCGCATCCCGTCGAAGAGATCCACGTCATGCTTGGTGGCGACCTTATTGAGAACGTCACGATCTTCAAGATGCAGCCCTTTGAGGTTGACAGCTCGGCGACGATGCAAGTCTTCGCAGCTGCAACGCTGATCGAGTCGGTGCTGCTGACTCTCTTGGAGAACTTCGATCGCGTGGTAGTGCATGAGGTCCGCGGTAATCACGGACGGATCGGGCAGAAGGGTGAGACACCAGACAACTGGGATCGCGTTGTTGGGCGCATCGTCCGAGAGCGCCTGATCGATCCGCGTCTAGCGTGGGAAGCGCCAGACAACTGGTACGCCATCGGCGAGATCGGTGAGTACCGGTTCCTCTTGGTTCACGGAGATCAGGTCAAGAGCTTCGGTGGCAACACGCCGGCCTTCGGGATCATCCGCAAGGCAACCGCTTGGTCATCCGGCGTCTTGGAAGGATGGGACGATCTCTATCTTGGTCACTACCATCACGTCAGCCAATTCCAGATCCCGAATGGCGGCCGCGTCTTCATGACGGGCAGCACCGAATCGGGCAGCGAGTACGCACGCGAGTTTGTCAGCGCGAAGGGCAAGGCATCGCAGCGCCTTCACTTCATCGATCCGCGCGCCGGCAGAGTGACTGCCGAATACGTTCTGTGGCTCGACTAGGCGCGCTCTACACGTCCGGCGTGAACTGCGTATGACTCGCGGCGAAGCCGCGTAGATAGACACGGCACCTATCTACATGCCGGTGCGGAAGCGTATCAATCCGATACGCTGTAGCCGCAGAATGATGCCAAGTAAGGGCGCCTTACTGGTCCACATCGCAAGGTTCTGCGTATTAGGTCTTGGATAGTAGCCTCCAGAGAGACACTATCCAAGCTCTAATCCTCGGTGGCGTACGTGCTGAACTGTCGCCCGTGAACGTCTACGTGAGTACCCGGAGCGCCGAAGCGTTCCCGCCATTCGTCGATCGTGAACAGCTCGCCATCGGGATCGTCATCGAAGATGTGAACGCTGATCAGCGGAGCATCGGCAGGGACACGCTTCCCAACACGCGCTCCCTTGTCATTCGACCACGGAGCGTATAGCTCGGTATCTCCACGATGCAAGTCGATGGCATCAAGGAACGTCTGCGCGCGAGGACCCCAGCGCGCAATGATCTGATTACGCACACCCTTCGGGATACGACGATCACCAGACACGTAGCGTCTGACTCGGTGGCGCTCGCAGCCGATGATGCCTGCCAACTCGTCCGCGTCAATTCCTAGCTCGAGCATCAAGACGCGCGTCGGAGACTTCCGTGGCATTACGCCGTCGCCTTCGCTGCGCGTCGCTTGGTGCGCGCGGCGAGCTTCGCGGCGCCACGGTCCAGACGGACCTTCATGTTCGCTGCCAGCTTCGACTGACCTAGACGGTTGCGTCTTTTGTTGCTCATCTCGTTCTCCCTTGGTGGTGGTGTCCGACGATCATACACAAACTGGCGAACACCCGGCAGGAAGCGAATCCTGCCGGGTGCGAGTCGCCCGAGGGAGGGGAGGGCGCCTGCCTACAGGATACCCGCCGCCCCGCTGTTATCATCACACGTTAGGCGCGTCGCCAGTCCCCGTGGTGGTGGACTGCGACGCGCCTGCTTTCACGATCAACCAGACCGCGGCGCGCGTCAGACCGACTAGATCCCCGATCGATTGCAGAGTCATATCTGGTGCCGCCTTGCGGATCAGATCGTCACGCTCCCGGCGTTTCTGTTGGACTGCGTACTCCGCGTCAAGCAGCTCGTCCGCTGCCGCGTACATGGCAGATTGCTTTTGAGTCATCATGCTGCTTCCTTCGTTTCTGCTTTGATCGTGCGAGCCTGATAGACGGCATACGCTCGAGCTTCCGGCATGTAGTCGAACTCATGTCTAGTTTCACGAACTACGACGACATAGCGGCCGGCATCTGTCGCCCAAAGCTGCACGACGGGATCGCGCGTTGACGACACGTAGACGAGAGTTGCGCTCACGATGCCATCCCCGGATACCAGTCTTCAGGATGCAGCGGCTCGATGTAGCCTTCGGGACGATACTCCACGCGCGACGGGTAAGGCGTCCGGCAGAGCGGCTCGCCCATTTCCTCGAGCGCCTTCGAGATGTTGCGCTGAATGTCGTGCAGCAATTCGCAGGCCGAGTCTTCGCCGCATTCGGAATACTCGTGCATCTGATCGATCATTGCCGACATGTCCCAACGGGCGCATTGGAGGTAGTGCGCGGCGGTCATGCCGGCACCTCGATCGTGCCGCGGCACCCGGGGACGGATACGCGGGGAGCTTCGGTGGGCGTTCCCAGCCAGATCGTTATGACATCAACAAGATCTTGGCCGCACCAGCTGTTTGGTGCTTCGCGCTGGTAGAGGTAGAGATGAATGATGCTGCCGTGTCGAGCGCAACCGTATTTGTCGGTCGCGGCGTACTCCACACTATTGTCATAGTCAAGGTCATCACCGGGCTTGTTGACGATGTAGTCAAAAGCTCGGTCGTCTGTCCATGTCGGCAAGATGCTTTCGTCCTGTAGAACCCGAATGCCGACCATGGCGGTCAGCGCGCGCGGATCGTAGCCGTTTGCGTTGGCGCCTACTTTCTTGGCGGCACGGATCCGCCGCAGAGCTTCGGTCTTGGTAAAGGCGGTGGTGGTCATTTCGTTCTCCCTTGTGCTTGTGGTGGTTGCCATATAAATAAAGTACCAACTATTCGCACCGTTGTCAAGTGCGATTGACATACTGGTCAGCTCTCTCGAATCACCGTATAGCCGACACGTTCGCAATGGCGGATCGGCTTCGTGGCTTTTGTTGCCGTCGGCTCCGTCTTGCAGTACCGGGACAGAAGTCGGCCGTCAGCAATCCCGAACCACGCAACGTGCGTATACAGGATCTTCGATGCGGCGATCTCGATGTTGCCGTCATCGTTCCTGTAGCTGTATCGACCATCGGGCAGCTGCTCGCGGGAGTAGATGGGAAGCGCGGCGCTCATGCCGCCACCTCCTGCTCTAGTGCGTCGTAGACCGTATCAATATGCTCTTCGTAAATCTCGAATACGTCGTACCCGTCGCAATGCATTTCGCCGATGCCCTTAGCGGTAAGGCTTCCCAGCAAGCCGGCACCATTGTGCTTGCCACCCATGAGGGTGATGGCCTCTGCCATTCCGGCGTTGCTGGTGTTGTCGCACCGCTGGTCATCACGGTCGGTGTAGGCGATAACCATTCGGAGGAATGCAATCTCATTGGCTGTAAACGTGGTGGTCATTTCGATCTCCTGTGTGGTGGTGGCGGTTGCCATGTCCTAAAGATAGGGCATCTCACCAGTCTTGTCAAGTCCAATTGACAGATTGCTATAGACAGCTGGGGAGGCCGAGGCGTACTATCCACCACGCGGCACAAGTCGCAAGTCAACATCAACTCAAGGGAGACCATGATGGCAAATATCGTCAGCGCAGAAAGCATCCTTGGAGGCGGCGGAGAGCCGTATCTGTCCTTGGAAGACAAGGCGGCTCTGCATAACTCGCAGACCGCGTTCTATATGACTGGAGCCGTAGCCGAAAGGGACGGAACCTACGGCCCCCAGACCATCTTCACGATAAAGGCCAAGGGGATGGAGCCTTCCATGCTCGCGTTCCAAGCATCCGCGTCCCGCATCTCGCAGGCCAAGAACGTGCTGAACGCGATCGCACAGGGCGCCGACGCGATCGGTCCCTGCTACCTCGGACGTTGGGAAGCGAACGGCAAGTCTGGTTGGCAGATCACCTTCAACCCTTCGACGCCGATGGCGATCCCGGCAACCCAGCAGCAGGCGGCACAGGCCGCAACCACCGAACGCGTCGCAGCTGTCACGGCTGATCTCGTTGATAGTGATATCCCGTTCTAGTGGGTAACGAAGTAGCAGTACGCGTCGGCGGTCTAACCGTCGGCGCGCTGCAAAACGTCGCCGAGAATCGGCACATCATCACATCAGACGGGGAGCTGCTCGATGTCACGCTTGCCACCGACGATGACTTGGTGATCTGGTCGATTGTTACGCAAAGGCTCCGAACGCTTGCGCGGAACATTGAGCAAGGCGTGAACGCCGAGCTTGCTGACCGCGTACGCAGAACAGGCGGATCGATCACGACACCGCAAGGCAAGGCATCGGAGACAATCAGCAGGGGATCGGTGTCCGGCATCGCGTCGGCACAGATCCGCGAACTGCTGGAAGCGGCTGCTGCTGACGGAGTGATTCCGTGGGAAGCCGTAGATAACGTGGCACCATTGGTCGCTCATGTCACGCCACAGAAAGCGTGGCAGTACGCTGAAGATGCTCCCGAAGAGATCCGCGAGCAGCTCGAAGCGATGATTCCGGCGAAACGTCGCACGATCAAAGTCGACGAAGCGCCGGTATGAGTAAGCGTGCCGTGAAACACTTTCCTCTGGAGTGCATGGATGCGGTCGAACCTGACGTAACGGGCTCTGCCCAGCGGAGTCCATCAGCCTCCGCAAGGGGTGATGCAGGCGGGACTTTTTTACTTTCGCCCGAATGCGCTTCCCGTGTGTCCATGCACTCCAACCATCACCTCACGGCATGACAGTTTCGCCACCCGCTCTCACTCCCATCCTCCAAGATGATCCATTGGTGGGAGCGGGTGGCGTTCACACCGTCGTCATCGGCCTCGACGCGAGTCCGCTGCGAATCGGCTATGCCGTGATGGTTCTTCAGACCGGCGACCTGCTGACAAGCGGGACGATGCATGTCAGCAACGTCGGCGATGATCTACGCAATCGTCAGGCAGCATGGCGACACATCATGGAGGAAGTCAACCGCGTCACGGACTCGAGCCATATCGTCTGCGTCGGACTAGAGGAAGCGTACGTCCGTTTCAAGCGCCAAGCGATCCTCGGTGCGCTGACGATCGGTAACCTTGAAGCGTTCGCGCTGCGGTCCTATCCGTGGATTCTCGTTCATCGGCTCCAGCCAACCGAGTGGCGGCGACTGATCGGAATCAAGCAAGGCGGCAAAGAAGCGCCGATGGCGTACGCGCAGACAATCAAGCCGGGACTAGATGATCAGGATGAAGCGGACGCGATCTGCATCGTGCGCGCTCTCTGCCTAGTCGTCGATAGTGGCGCCTAATGCGCTTTGCAGGAAACTACGGGCGCAGCCCGAAGAACACCACCACCACAAGAGGAAGGATCTACATGACTACCCGCAAGACACGCACAACCAAGCAGACCGAAGACATCGCCATCGCGTTTGCCTTCACCGAGTACGACGCGCACACCCGCCGCGTACGCGACCAGCGCGCCAAGCGTGATCGTGAACTCGCCACCTCCGTCGGCATCGAGATCGGCACAATGCGCGAGGCGGATCGGCGCAAAGCGCGCGAGAACCGCATCTGGGATCGCGGCTTCATCATCGGCGTACTAGTTGCGCTCGCGTGCATCCTGATCGGCTTATATTCGGCAAGTCTCGCGCAAGGCGCCACCCGGCCGGCGCCATCACCAGTCACCACGACGCCGGCACACGGTTATCCCCCACATTGGCGGACATGGCTCCGAATTGGAATGTGTGAGCAGCCAAAGCGCGGCATCAGTTGGCACGATGTCAAGACTGACAAGCAGCGCATCAGAAGCATCGCGTGGAAGCAGAATTACAACCACTCCTTCCCCGGGGGCCTCGGCTTCACTCGCCAGAACTGGACCGACTTTCGTCCGCACAGCGCTCGACACATAGACCGAATGAGCAATGCCAGTATCGCGCAGCAACTATGGGCTGCTGAGAGGCTGTGGCGATGGGCCGAGCGAACCTATCCAACCAACGGACACACGGCGTGGGAATGCTCATTCACGATTGGATGGACTACCGCAGACCCGGACGACGCGCTGCGATGACACTCGATCAGCTACTCAACCTCGGCGTCTTGATCGCAATCGTTACAGCCGTCATCGTGATCGTTGCCGGCGAAGTCATTCAACGATGGCGGCGACGATGAGCCTCGACGACTGGCCAAAGAACGCCACACCAGAAGAGCGCGCAGCATTCAAGCTAGGACGACTCCAAGAACAGAAAGTCACGCGCGCACAATCCCGCAACCACGACAAACTACATCACGCGGCACGATCGATAGCCGCTTACTTCCCGACGCATCCGGCAGGATCTATCGCGCAGAAAGCGCTCGACACCCTGAAGTACCACATAGGGGCCGACGATGACAATCTCTGAGGCGATGATCCTTGCCGGCATCGTCATTATGTTTCTACTACTAGACAAGTCTGGACCAGCATGACAACCACCACAATGACAATCAGACCCGCCTATCTCGCGCGAATCCATGATGGCTTCGAGCTGGCCAACATGATCCATGAGGCAGCATTCGACGCGCTGACCGCGCACAAGATTGCATTCGATCCTCTGGTCGTGCATACGCTGATCGCAAAGATCACGACCGCCCTTGCCGACGAATGTGATACCGGCACGACCCCGGAGGGCGATGTCTATCATCTCGTTCCCGTAACGACCTACATCCCGACAGAGAAAGCAGCCGCAGCATGAACCGCAGCGAACTTATCCACCAGCCAGACATCTGGCCACTAATCGCTGCGAAGATCCCAGAGGTTGTCGACTCTATCGGGGAGATGATCGAAGGCGTCACGCGCCGGCGAGACTTCAACGAACAGATTGAAGCGAAGTATCGTGCCGGAGAAGTCGAGCATGAGCGCGAATGGCTGAAGTGGAATGACCCGCACCGCTTCATACTCGAAGCCGCTGAAGAGCTGCAAGACATGATCGTCTATCAGGCGATGTTGCTCGTCTGGCTTGACGCCGAGTTGTCTGACGCGCCATCCTCGGTGACGCTATGACGCGCGACATCTCTGACGAACACGCCACGTATCGCGCAGCGCTCGAGCAGATCGCACGCTACAAACACACTCCGCGCGCGTATCGGCACACGAAGTTTGAGAAGCTCGTCCAGATCGCACAGGACGCACTAACCACCACACCCGATGCAACCTAGCCTACGCACCGCGGCCGCCAAATACGCCAGCTTAGGCTATGGCGTCATACCTCTGCATTGGATCAAAGACGACAGCAAATGCAGCTGCGGACGCGTTGACTGCGAATCCGAAGGCAAGCACCCGCTAGGGGAGCATGGCGCGTCCAATCCCATGCTTGACGCCGAGCTAGTCGCAGCCCAATGGGAAGACACGCCGGACGCGAACATTGGTCTAGTGGCCGGCGCATCGCGTCGCGTCATCATCGATCTGGACTCGCTCGCTGCCAAGGATCATCTGAAGGACATCTGCGACCTAGATACGCACACGGCAATGTTGGCTGCTCCAATCGCCAAGACGGGCAAAGGCTGGCACGTTCACTTCGACGATCCCTCTGGATCCTACGCACCGAGCGTCGGCAGCGGAGAAGACGCCGGCATCGACATTCGTGGTGGTGTTTCATACGTTGTCGCGCCACCAAGCCGGCACAAGAACGGCACGACATACAAATGGATACAGGGAACCGACGCGACAGCGGCACCAGCAGTCACAACATGGCTGCACGAATACCTGACCGGCCGCCGCAAAGCACCAGCTCCGATCCTCGAAGACGATCACGTTGAGACAAAAGGAGGCAGGAACAATCTGCTAGCAAGCCTTGCCGGATCGATGCGAAGGCGTGGCATGAGTGTCACGGCAATCGAAGCGGCTCTGCTCGCAGAGAACGCGCTAAAGAACAAGCCGCCACTACCCGTCGCCGAGGTGTCCGCGATCGCTCGTAGCATCGGCAAGCTGCAACCGACAGATGTCCCCGAATACATGCCTTCCGTGTACCTCGGCGATCTGATCACGGAACGCGCCGAGACAACCGAGCGGCGCTACACGTTTCTCAATGAGACCCAGATCGAGAACCTACCACCCGTCGCCTACCTAGTAGACAAGGTTCTACCATTAGGCGGCTACGGCCTGATCTACGGCCGGCGTGGATCTGGCAAGACATTCGACGCACTAGACCTAGCATTATCGATCACGACTGGCAGGCACTACCACGGGCTAGCCACGCACGCAGCTGGCAGCACCGTCGCTTACATCATGAGTGAAGGCGCAGCAGGCTTGAAGAAGCGAATCAACGCATGGAAGCAAGCGCGACTCGTCAGCACCATCCCCGGCTTCCACGCACTACCCAGCAGCGTCCCGCTGAACGACCCGATCGCCCTAGCCGAACTCTGCCTAGCAATCGACCAACTACCCTCGGCGCCATCGCTGCTGGTGATCGACACCCTTGCGCGTAGCGCGTCAGGTCTTGATGAGAACAGCTCGCAAGACATGACGAAATACATCGGCATCGTCGACAGCCTGCGAGAACGCTACGGCTGCGCCGTAATCCCGATCCATCACGCCGGTTGGAACGCCGGCCACGAACGCGGCTCGACCGTCATCGGTGACGCTGCTGACTGGATCATGAAAGTCAGCCGTGACGATCAGGACGTAGTGCATTGCGCTACAGAGAAAGTCAAAGACGATGAGCAGCCCGACGTATGGAAAGCAGTCTTCGTAGCGCAAGACGGCACCGGGTCCGGCACGCTCGAGGCCGACACGACACCCGTCCCGATCGATCCTGACGTAGAGCTAGTGATCCTCAAATGGGAAGAACTATCCGCAAGCGACCAAGCGGAAACATCTTGGTCACAAGTCTGCAAGACCGCCGGCTTCGGAGCATCCAAAGCACAACGACTCCGAGAGAACAGACAGCACGACATTGCCTCAACCGGGTGGCGATTCTACCGAGCAAACAATGGCGCATTCTGGTCACTCGAACGGATCGAATCGGTTGCCATTTTAGACCTCAACAGCTCACCGGACAGCACCTAAAAATAGAGCCTAAAAATAGGGGTCACCGGTGAGGTACCGATAAGCACCGATAAGGCATCAATCCTAGAGAATTATCGTCAGTCCAAGTCACTTACCGGACTCACCGCCCCCCTATAGGGGCGGGAGCCGGTGAGTAGAGACGTGCAACGTAAAATAGACTACAAAGAAGGAATCGAAAGGCGGTGATGATGATGAGCCGAAACAAGCCAGAACAAGTCTTCGCCATCACCGCATCAACCTGCTTTCTGGCGCTGAGTGGCCTAGTCACAATCCGTGACAACGATGACGATCTGTACGATGCAGAAGCCGTGGCATTCGCTGACTACCTGATCCAGATCATTCTCGCTCAACCCAACACCGTGTTGGCGATGGAAGCCAGCGAGCTAGACGAGATCGGCCAGACTCTTATTCATAACTGTGAAGCTTGGCTGTCTTGACCAACTGCCGATCGTGTGACGCGATACTATCGCGCTACGCGAAGCCATCCGAGAAGGTATGTGCGCCATGCGATCGGCGGATCGTCGCACAAAGCCAAGACCACGCATTCGAGATGGAACCGATTGAGCGCGACCACGCCGCCTTCGCCCTGCGCTGGCATGGCTATGAGTGGGACACGATCCAGCGACGGCTAGGGATGGTCTCGGTATCCTCTGCAACAAGAGCAGCTGGTAGATACGCCAACCGAAACGATCTGAGATTGCCGTGAACGCGAACGTGCAGAACCTAGATGACAAGATCACAAGTGAAGCGCCGGCCGATCATTGGGGCGACGTTGACTGCTCCGGCGTCACCGTCCTCGATCTTGGTGCTGGCGATTTTGGTATGCGCCACAATCGTGGCTACATCTCCACGGTTGATCATTGGCTCGAGCTAGGCGCCGCGTCTGTCATTGCGGTCGATATGAATCTGCGCGACCTTGTTGAAGTCGGTGGGGATGATCGCGTCACGATCGTGGCTGACACGATGTTCCATTCAACACAGATCGATGCGCTGCTTGAGCAGCATCGTCCCACGATCGTCAAGGTAGACATTGAAGGCGCTGAGTGTTTGCTTCGTGATGTGCGCCGCCAATCATTCCGCATCGCTGAAGCGTGGCTGATCGAGACTCACACCGATGCGCTGCATGATGACGTGATGGTTGCGCTCGCTGATCATGGCTTCGATGTGGTCCGCGTTCGGGCGCATGTTGATTCCGAACGCTTCCGTGTCGTGTACGCGTCAAGGCGCTCGCATGATTGAACCGAGTCTCCCCGGCTGGCGTATGCCGCAGATGCATCGGTGCCACGTAGCCGCGCTCAATCATGGCTACCGCATCGGTCTGGAGCTTGGTGACAATGGTGCGGTGGCGTTGGGCTGCCGTGACATCGGTGGTGAGATGCCTACCATTGTCGTGCTTGGTACTGATATCGAATACGTTGCAACGATCTTGTTTGCAAAGATGTTGTCAGAGCAATACATCCCCCGTCCGGTGACGCCGGGTGGGGAGTAGTGGCGGGGAAGGGGCGGAAGCTATGGCCATCATGCGACCTTGTTTGGATTGTCGATCGTTATCTGCGAACGGCTCGAGATGCCACACGTGTGCGGGTAGGCGGGAGGCGGGGAGGGCGGCGGGTAGGGCGCACTACCGTGGCGACTACCGTAAGCGTGCTGCTGAGGTGCGGGCGACCGCGACGATCTGTTGGCTTTGTGGAGATGGTGTGAGGGCAGATGACCCTTGGACAGCAGATCACGTTGATCCCGGCAATCCCGATTCTATTCTGCTTGCAGCCCACCGCTCCTGTAATAGCGCTAGAGGCGACGCTAAGGGCCGCCGAGCCGAGCAGTATCAGTCTATGGAGAAGCGATGAACGCGCCTGAGACCCCCGTGTATATCCCGGAGGGTGGGTCTAATCTAAAAAATGCGGATACACGGACAC